CCAAAAGTTGTTGAGAAAGACCCGCTTGATGTAGACCACATCTTTGAGACAAAACAAGAAACTAAAAAGTCGTTCACTAACAATTCAACACTAAATGAGTTGTTGAATGAAACCGCACAAGGTGGTGAGTGGAAAAGTATCAACGGACCTGGTGGTGTATTTAACGCATCACAAGCACAAGGTTGGGGTGGTGGATTAAACACACAACAATCGGTATTCCAAACTGCTGAAGGTGGACAAGTATCAGCACAACAACTTCAACAAACCGAAGCAGGTCAGGCAGTTGTAAATGCAGTTACACGAGATTATTCGGCGTTGATGAAAGCTATTGATAAGAAGAAGGGTAGATAATGGCTATCAGAAAAGAATATAGAGTAGACCCTTTAGATTTAAAGCCAAATACCGCAATTGGAGTAATGTTACCATTGGGTGGAACTCCTATATTCAAATCATCCTATACTACGGAAGAGCAGGCAATTTCTAATTTAAAAAATTTGTTATTAACTCGTAAGGGTGAACGGCCATTTCAACCAAACTTTGGTACGGATATATATTCCATATTATTTGAACAATTAGAAACCGATACACAAACATCATTAGAGTCGTCACTAAGGGATGATATAAAATACTGGTTGCCATATATTATTATATCTGAATTAATAGTAACACCAAACGAAGACTTAAATAGACTTGATATATCATTATCGGTCAAAGTTACAAATACAGGCGCAAATACACAAATAACAATACTCGTTACCGACCAAGGTAATGTTTCTATTGTCTGAGGATAAAAGATGGCAGATAAAATAAAAAAAGAAGTAAACTTAATTGGTAAGGATTTTGCGGATATTCGTAAAAACCTAATTGATTTTACAAAAAACTATTTCCCACAAACCTACAATGATTTTAACGAATCATCTCCTGGTATGATGTTTATGGAAATGGCTTCGTATGTTGGTGATGTTCTCTCTTATTACACAGATGTTCAATTAAGAGAATCTATATTAGAAGGCGCACAGGAAAAGAAAAACATTTTTACTATCGCACAATCGTTGGGATATAAACCAAAGTTACTTGTTCCAGCCACTACAAATTTAACTGTTTATCAAATTATACCTTCTATGGGTAGTGGTGACAATGTAAAACCAAACTGGGACTACGCATTAACAATTGCAGAAAATATGAAAGTTGGTTCTACATCAAATGGTGATGTTGAGTTCTCAACCATTAATAAAGTTAGATTTGGATTCTCATCATCATTTGACTCAACCGAAGTATCAGTTTATCAAATTGATGAAACAACAAACGAACCAGTTTACTATTTGTTAAAAAAATATGTAAAAGCAGTTAGTGGAACCGAGAAGACAAAAACATTTACATTCGGTTCACCAAAACCATATGATAAGATACGACTTGAAGATGAAGATGGTTTGATTGATGTAATAAAAATTATGGATGATGATGGTGACGAGTGGACAAAGGTAGATTACCTTGCACAGGATACTGTATTTGAAGAATTACCTAATACAACGGATTACTCAATTGCAATGTCTGCATATGCAAATGAAACACCATCGTTACTTAAATTAAAAAAAGTACCAAAACGATTTATAACTCGTATTACCGATGATGGTGCAATTGATATACAATTCGGGTCAGGTGTATCTCAAAATTCAGATGAAGAAATTTTACCTAATCCTGATAATGTGGGTTCTGCATTATATGGTGCAAGTGGAAATCTTGACCAAGGTATTGACCCATCTAACTTTATGTATACAAAGACATATGGTGTTGCGCCATCTAATACCACATTGACTGTAACTTATCGTATTGGTAATGGTGTTGTTGATAATGTACAATCACAGGATTTAACAAACATAGTGGAACGGGTGATAGAGACACCTTCTACAAACTTAGTGACCGATGTATTTAATATTGTACAATCATCCATTGCGGTAACAAACGAAGTAGCTGCTGGTGGTGGTAAATATGAAGAGGAAATTGAAGAAGTTCGTAATAACGCACTCGGATATTTTAGAGCACAAAATAGAGCAGTAACCAAAGAGGACTATCTATTAAGAGCATACGCACTACCACCACAATTTGGGTCGGTGGCAAAAGCATACGCGGCTCCTGATTTTCAAATCAATACTTTGTTGGACGATGGGCCAGACCCAATTCCAAATCCATTGGCCATTAATTTCTATGTTCTTGGATACGATGAAAACAAAAATTTAAAAAATCTAAATCCAGCGACTAAACAAAATTTACAAAACTATTTATCTTACTATCGTATCTTGACCGATGCCGTAAATATTAAAAACGCATATATAGTAAATGTTGGAGTTGATTTTGAAATCGTTGTTCTTCCAAATTACAATTCAAACGAAGTGCTTCTAAAATGTATCGATGCTCTTAAAAAGTATTTTAGAATTGAGATGATGGGAATTAACAAACCAATTATACTATCTGATATTTATGTATTATTAGACAAGATAGATGGTGTACAAACTGTTGTAAGGCCTGACAAGGATGGTAATGGTGGTTTGCAAATTGTAAATAAATTTGATGGTAACTATTCATCAAACAAATACGATATTAAAAACGCAACTCGTAATGGTATTATATACCCACCCAAAGACCCAACCTGTTTTGAAGTGAAATATTTAGATACTGATATTCGTGGTAAAGTGGTATCGTTATTTTAAGAGGTAAAATATGATTTATAGAATATATCCAAATAAAGACGCTACTATCTACGAGGATTCTTCTCGGAAAGACCAAAATACAGGTAAGGATGAGGTTCTTGAAATAGTAAAATTATACGACACCGACAATACTTCATTGTTAGGTAATAGTAGAGCATTGATAGAATTTGATATTACCTCAATTTCATCTTCAATTGTGAGTGGTGACATAACATTACCACAATACAGACTTAGATTGGAAAATGTTGAAAATGCGTCAATCCAATCCGATTATGATTTATATGTATTTCCTGTAAAAGAGTCATGGGAGGAGGGTATAGGTTCGGAACCTGACACACCACATAATCAGTCGAATGTTACATGGGTAAATAAAAATACAAATCAAACTTGGGATGTTACCAATTCTACGGTAGGTAAACCAACCAACCCCGATTTAATAGCATCATTACAGGCATATTATAACTTTGCGGCATCAATTGGTGATTTTGAACTCGTTGACGAAATCAAAGGTGTTAGAGGTAATCGACCACTATTAATTGTATCAGGTGCAAAGATGGCAATGTCATCTTCGGATTATAGTGGTGGTACTGCAAATCTATCAGCATCACTTGAGTCTGGCTCAGTATACAACATAGACTTTGACTTTAACCGAGGTACATTGTCAGGTGTTGAGTTTAATGTAATAGACCCAACAGGATATGAATTAGATGATACAATTAGTGGATTCCAACAATCATTGGCAAGCACTACGACTTACAATATGTCATTTACTGCAAGTGTAAGTGGTGTTTATAAATTACAATTTACATTCTTTGATAATAATGGAAGTGATGGTTCGCAGGGTTCTATTGATAACTTCTACCTATATACACGGGTTCCATCATCAACACTTATATTTGACCAGTTTTCATCAAATCTATCAACATTACCTACAACATATATTATAAATGAGGGAATTGAAAATATCGATGGAATAAGTGGGTCAGCCAGTATCCGTGATTATAAATTATATCTAACATCATCAAACTATGGTGGAGCAACCTTAAATCGATTATATACGCTTCAGTCGGACGCAAACTACACCGCAAGTTTTGATTTAGACTATGGAACTTTTCCAGAAATTAATGGTGAAAACACAGGTTCTATTGAATTTACAATCATGGCACCTGATGGTAAACTTGTTGATGAAAATGATATTACAGGATATTCAAAATATATAAGCGCAAGTAGTTCACCATCCGTAAAATTCCAAGCAAGACAAGATGGTGAGTATATGTTCCGTTGGGCTTTCTTCGGAAGTGGTAGTGGTCAATATTCCGCATCATTAGATAATGTGAGACTTGATTCATCAGACCACGATAATACCAGTGCCGTATATAATGACTTATATTATGATGCTCATTGGAAGAAAAATCAGGGTGGTGGTACTTGGTTTACATCGTCATTCACAAACGGTAAACACTATAAACAATCATTTACAAAATATACTGATAATCTAAATGTTGAGGTTACTGAGTATGTAAATGAGTGGTTAAATGGTACACGAACCAATAATGGATTTATTGTAAAGAAATCAAAAACAGACGAAGAATCCACCACTAAGTTTGGGTCAATCAAATTCTTCTCATCGGATACCCATACAATTTATCCACCAGTTCTTGAAACTCGTTGGGATGATTCATCATTCGTAACGGGGTCATTAGAGGCACTTAATACTGATGATATGATTGTGTATGTTAAGAATCTATCGACTGAATATAAAGAAACTTCTAAAGGTAAGATTAGAGTTTATGCAAGAGAAAGATTCCCAGCAAGAACATTTACAACCTCATCAAACTATACATTAGTAAAATATCTCCCAACTACCTCGTATTATTCGGTAGTTGACGCTGAAACGGAACAAGTAATTATTCCGTTCGATACTAATTATACTAAGGTAAGTTGTGATTCTGAAGGTAACTATTTTAACTTCTGGTTTAATGGTTTACAACCTGAAAGATTCTATAAATTTATATTTAGAGTTGACCAAAACGGAACAACTAAATACTTTGATGATAACTTCTACTTTAAGGTGGTTAGATAATGGCAGATATTAACGCAAAAATTGATGTTAAGAGAAATGGTAGGGGGCAAATCATTTCGTATGGTGTAGAAAATACCGCCACATATTCCCCTATATTATTATCAGATACTAATAGACAACCACTAACAAAGTATAGTAAGTCTTCATTTTTTGATAATGTTGATGCCGAAATTAAATCTATTACACAAAGGCAGGATTTAGAAGATGCCAATCTAAGCGTTGAAATAACGAATACCGAACAATTGTATGTACCACTCACGCCTAATATTGAATTTAGTTACATAGCAAATTTAAGCGAAGTGGCCTCCGGATTTGATATAACATCACCAACATCAACACCCGCATCTACGAGTTCACCCGCATCTACGGGTAATTATACCTTTGATGTAGGAACCGGCCAAGTAGAAGCAGTATAAGGAATAAGATATGTCATTAGACAGATATTATAATAAAGAACAAGTTAAGGGAAATACTCCGACATATGGTCAATCTATTTCTCCTGACGATGTATCGTCCGTAATAAAACAAGAAACTGAATTACGGATGGGAGATGTTACGGGTGAACTCATTGGTGGTATAAAAGTTGATACCAGTCAAGAAGTTCATGTGTATTCTTCCGAAGTCTTAATTCAATCCTCATATGCTTCCCCTATAAAATACAATGACAATGGTACTTATCCTGTTTTAAAAGTAACGCCTGAAAAAGATATTAGAGACCTCGGAATCACACAGGGAGTCTATTCAATAAATTATAACTTTTTAAATAAGTTTGTAAAAGATTGTAAGATTATTCAAATAAGTAGTGACCGAACTGAGGTTAAATTGGTAAAAAAACTAATCGCCCCAGAAGAATTACCTAAGGGAGCAACGAGGAATTTACCAAATGCATTTGAGGATTTAAATACAATTCTTTCAAATGATAGTATCTTGAATTCATTTTCGCAAACCGGAATTTTACCAAATGTGATATTGAATTTTAAAAACAATGAGATATATAATGTTATTAATTATAGATTTGGTGGACCATCGACTGGCATCATAAATCAAACTTTACAATATCCCCGTGGGTTTTTCTCATATGGTACTGCAGTACTTTCGACAACATATGTTCCAATTGATACGGGAGTTCAACAACTTGGTACCTGGAGAACTTTTATAGAAGTATATACACCCGCAATAGGTGAAACCCTACCATCCGGATTAAACTATGGTACACCAACCGGCCGAGCAAGAAAGTTTTTATTAAAAATAAATCAAAATTCGGATGGAGATGTAATCTGGCAACAGGGTACAAATATATTTGGTACTGGTGGTTTACCCTTACCTCCTGAAGTTACATTTGACCCGTATGGGAACATTGTAGTTTCTAATCCAATTACTCCAAATACCATATTGAGTTTAGAATACGAAAAATATGCATGGGGCCCATCATCTCTTGATGAGTTTATCGTAAAATTAGATAGACCACTTGCAAATAGTATTGAAGTCAATGATACCTTAGATGTGGATGGTCAGGTGTATGATTCTTATATTGAAAAAATTGTAGCATTCCCACTTGTAACCGAACAAAATAGAGAGGACTTTTCCCAACCAGACTTTTCATTAGATATGTCCGACCTAAAGGGGGCTGAGGGAACTGGATGGAAAACTTGGGATACTTTACTGGATGTAAACGCAACCACATCTCAACAACTAATAGACCACTATTTTAGTGGGTCTCTTGGAAATGTTAAGTTAAACATCGATTATTCAGACTTTACAAACTTTATACACTTTTCATCAGCAACGGAACGAGTTGATAACTTTTTTTACAAAGTACAACAAATCGAAACTTATAACAATAGAATAAACACACTACAAAGTGTAAGTGGTTCTGAGGCAATTACAAATATATCACAATCAGTTGTTCGTAGAGACCGATTAATTGGTGGGTTTGATGATTTCGAACATTACCTATACTATTCATCAATTAGTAACAATTATACACATTGGTCTTCATCTGCTAATATAATTGAACCATATCCAAAGGCATCTACATTCCCTCATGTTTTACACCCATCCACATCATCTCAAGGCGAAGTGTGGTATAGTGGTGTTTATTCATCTGCATCTTTATACGATGAATTTAATGATGCTCGTTTGAGAAATATGATTCCGATTCATCTACAAGAAGACGAACGAAATTCAGAATATATCACATTTGTAGATATGATTGGTCAACACTTTGATATTCAATGGACCTACATTAAATCATTAACGGATATCAATCGTAGAGAAGAACACCCTAAAGATGGTATGGCAGATGAGATTTTAAAATCAGTTGCTGAGTCTTTCGGATGGAAATTATCAAACGGATATTCAGATGTTTCATTGTGGAAATATGCACTTGGTGTAGAATCAGATGGAACACAATACCAATCAGGAAATTTAGAATCAAAAGCAAGACAACAAATCACCGAGGAGATTTGGAGACGGATTCTAAACAACCTTCCTATGTTATATAAAACAAAAGGAAGTGCTAGGTCAATCAAAGCAATCCTATCCGCATATGGTATTCCACAGGCATTTTTAAAGATTCGTGAGTGGGGTGGTCCTACAATATCAACTCGTAAAAATGTATATGAACACGAACGATTTATAAACAAGTTAGAACTATCACCTTCAAAATATTTGACAACACCGTGGGATGACATCAATTCGGATAGACCAAACTCGATTGAGATAATTGGTAAAATGCCAAAACAAAATTATCACATTTTTAGACTTAGTGATGGTGGTGATAACATTGATTATTTTTGGGACTATGTAAATGACACCGCAAGAATTAGACTTGCTATAAATGGTACAAATATCATATCATCATCATATGTACCATACAAATTAAGAAGAGATGCTGTTTTTGTATTAACCTCTGGTAGTATTGACATTCAAGCGGGTTGGGTTGATGATTGGGGGAATCTTCTCGCAAATCCAACGGCATCATTAGTTAGCCCAAACTCTACATTTAATTCAGTTTGGACCTCAACAGGAACATTACAAGTTCCTGGACCAACTGCAGATTCAAATGTTAACTCATATGAAACTGCAAGTATTCAAGAAGTTAGATATTATCGTGACTCAATTACAAACGAGATTGTAACAGAACACGCAAGAAATACTGAAGCATACTTTAGCGATGATAATACTACTGATTTGGATATTGATACATCATTTGATAAATTGATGTTTAGAATATTCCCTGATAGTCAGGTGGCTACTACATCAAGTTATATTTCATCAGCACATCCAAATCAAAGAATCACACAATCTGATAGTGGTTTAGTATTATCCGCATCATTAACAAATATAACATCCAACCAATTGGTTGGAGAAGTTGACACTCAGTTTGTAACAGTACCATCCATGGGTGCACTTAACTTAATGAATAATAAGATTCGTATTGAGTCCGCGTCATTAAAGGGACAATTGAATCCTGACAAATCATATGAATTAAGTGAGTTTGATTATGCACCAGTTGATTCAAATTTATTAGGAACCTACTTTACAACAACCGATACGGTAAACTTTGACATATACAATTCTGAGGGTTACTTTGAGGCAGATGATTGGGTAGGTGACCCCGATAAAAGATATAACGATGATTACCCATTAGTTAAATTTAGAGCAAAGAATTATTTTCAAAAGTACACAAGTGGTACTGCAATTGATTTGATTTTAGATATGTTATCAAGATATGATATGTCCGTATTTGAACAAATCAAACAACTCTTACCAGCTCGTGTTGATTGGCATAAGGGTATCTTGATTGAACCACATATTTTTGAAAGAAATAAATATCGCAGAAATCGTGATATAACAATTTCACGACATATGTACGATGGGTCAATATCTATGATTAATCATGAATTAACCGCATCTCGAAATGACTACGACCCTGCAGAAATTGATTTATATGATTACTTACCATCAACATACAAGTATTTAATACCAACACTAACTTCAAGTGTGACTTGTACTACCTCAAGTGCAAATGGGGCAACTGGGTCTTCACTACCACCATCTGGCAGTATAGACTATATGTTGTATAATAGTCAGGTGTATAATATAACATACCAACATCCCACTAAACCATTATTTGAGTTTACACCCGCTGCATATAGTAGTGGGTCAACCGCAAGATTTTATTATAGTTCATCGTTTGATGGACCAAGCACTCTTATAACAAATGCGGATATCAATGGAAATGCAGTAACTTCATCAATAACAACTACAATTAGTTACACAAGTTCGGTTTCAAGTTCGGGTATAATCAGCGATGGAGATTCTACTCTTAACTTTAATATAAGTACATGGGGGTATGAATCACCACCACATACACTTACTAACCCATATTATGACGCTAGACCTGTTAATATTATTTGTAAACTAAATGA